AAGTAATTTTCTACGTGTATTCCATTAAAAATTAACAAGTCCACCCCTCCTTAAAACGCACTTTTTCGTTTTTTAATCGCCTCTTGCTCATTTGATACATCTTCTACAAATCTATTAAATTCTTGCTTTCCTAACTGTATATTGATATAAGCCGGTTGCTTCTCTTTATAAGGAGAATTTGAAGTACTTCTTGCTTCATTATTTACCACACTTGCTTGCGGTCTAGCTGTTTGGTATGCACCAAGTCCTCTTGGCATGCCGTACACAGTCTCTACTTGCATAGCCTCTGGTTTCATCCACTCAGTCATTTGTTCTGTGGTTCTTTGTACTGCACCCTTCATTGCATCAATACCATTAATCCAGCCTTTCATCATATTGACACCAATGAAATCCCTGAACCAGCGACTCGGTGAGTGAATCGACAACAGACCAGAAATTTTATCTTTGATCCCATTTCCAATGTCCGTAATTTTATTCCAAATCGCTCCAGCCATTGAGCTTATGCCATTTAAAAGCCCTTGCATCATATTTCGTCCTATACTTCCTAAATCAATTCCACTTAAGAATGACTTCACATTGTTGAAAATTTGAGTCACTGTGTTATATATCGAATTTAGGATATTAGATGTTGCCGACTTCGCTGCATTCCACATTGAAGAAATAATACTACCCGCTGCGGACATCGTTGATGAAATGACCGAACCTATACCGGAAAAAATTGAAATTACTAGAGAACCTATCGCCGATAGAACACTAGAGAAAACCGATTTTACTAGATTCAGTCCACCAGTCACGACCGCAGAAATTAAGCTTATCGCTCCTTGGATAATATTTCCGATTAGTGACATCGCACTCGATGTAATGCCCTTCACCGCATTCCACGCTCCACTCCAATCTCCCTGTAAAACCGAAGTGAAAAGCTTTATTATGTTGGTGATTATCCCAATCGCTGAGGTTATGATGCCCATAATGGCTGGGAAAACTGCTTGGACTATCGACAAAATAAATTGAATCGCCGGGATCACTACGCCTTTTATTATTGTGGCTAGCCCTTCAAGAATCGCAGTAGCTACGGGAATCGCCGCCTGAATTATCGAAACTATTACCGGAAAAACTGCTTGGACAATTTGCAAAATCAAAGGAATCACCGTAGTTGCTAAAATTGAAATTACTTGACCTAATAATTGAATTATCGGAATCGCAATGGAAATCGCCGCGGCAATAATCCCAGCTATTACCGGGAATACCGCTTGAACTGCTTGAAGAATCATCGGAATCACTGTTGTCGCTATGATTGATAGAACCTCGCCAAATCCTTGAATCAGCATTCCCGCTATGCTAAACGCCGCCTGAATTACCTGTAAGATAATAGGGAATGCAGTTTGAAAAGCTTGAAGAAATATCGGTAAAACTGTTGTCGCAAAATCTGTAAACATTTGAGATAAAAATTGAATCCCTTCACTGATTAACGGCATAATTTCTATAGTTGTATCAGCGAACATACGGATAAGCTCCGTAACCATAGGCATGACTTGTTGTATGACCTGACCAAATCCAGTAAATAATTCAGCTGCTAACGGTACTACACTTTGTACAATTTCACCAAAAAGACTCGCAATTGTAGTACCAAGTTCACCAAAGGCCGCACCTAGCTCCGCAAACGCAGGGCCTAATGTAGCAAAGCTTTCCGCTATAACTTGACCTGTTTTTTGAAACTCTGGTGCTAGAGGAGCAAAAGCTTGTATAATCCCTTGAGCCATTGACTGAACAACCGGTAAAATAGCAGAAATCACAGTAGAAAAAATCTGTTGTATCGATTGCCATGCTGACATAAATGCTGATTTTACTTGATCGTTTGTGTTTATTAATTTAAAAATTGTAGCCCCCAATGATGCTACAATAGCTATTACCCAACCGACAGGTCCCGAAACCCCTAAAAATGTTAACCCTAATCGTACAATCAGCGGTGTTAAAGTTGCTATTGTGTTTCCGATAGAAGAAAATGACATTTTTATAAATTCAATCACTGGTGAAATAGCAGAACCTATCCCAGAAAAAACCGAGCTTAAGCCGGAGATCGTGGAAGAAAAGGCTCCACTTATACTTTGACCAATTGACATGAACTTTGACTGTATAACGGCAATTGTTACGTCAAAAGCTGTACCTATAGCACTACCCATCGCCGAAAATTTTGCAGGTACCGTTCCAAGGTACGTTCCTAAAGAATCAAGTGCAGACTTCATAGACTCGATAGCTGATACTGTCCCACTTTTTATTGATTCCCACGCACTATTCACAGCATTTCGGAAAGTTTCGTTATGCTTATAAAGTTGAACTAACGCTACCCCTACTAAAGCCAGAATCGCGATAACTGCGCCAACAGGTCCTAACAATAACGCGAATCCTGCTCTTAATGCTGTAAAAGCTGATCGTAGCATTACCGCTGCTTTTGATGTTCCCGACATCCATAGCATAAGTTGACCGAAGGTGATAATCGCTCCACCAATTGCGTTAATAAGAATACCCGCAACCGTAGCTACAACTAAAAAAGCCGTAGTAAATGCTACTACGGAAGCGATCATAGTCTGCATAGGAGCCGGTAATTTCATAAACGCATTTGCCAAGGTTTCAACGACTCCAGCTACGGCCATTAATGCAGGAGCTAATGCATCAGTAAATGCACGTGCAGCAGCATCAAGAGAGGATTCCATCTTCGTTAATGCTCCAGCCCAACCTTCGAGCATTGAGTCTGCAGCTTTTTTAGAAGCACCGTCCGAGTTCACTAAGGATTGTGTTAACGCGTCAATTTTTTCAGGTCCTGCCGCTACAAGTGCCATCATACCTGATACAGCTTCTGTACCAAATATCGTTGCTAACGCTGCACCTTTTTGTGCACTTGTCATACCTTCCATTCCTGTTTTCAGCTCACCAATAATTTGAGAGAGGGGCTTCATATTCCCTTGTTGATCCGTAATAGATACGCCGAGTCGTTTTAACTCGTTTGCCGCTGCTTTTGGTGGTTTAACTAAACGTAGCATCGATGCACGAAGTGCTGTACCCGCAGTTTCACCTTTAATACCCGCGTTAGACATAATACCTACAGATGCGGCAAGTTCTTCCATTGAAATCCCTAACTGTGCTGCCGGTCCTGCTGCATATTTAAATGCGTATTGCATATCTCCTACACCAGCAGCGGTTGCATTTGCGGCGGTTGCTAATACGTCAGCAACATGTGTACTTTGACTTGCTTCCATACCAAAAGAATTTAAAGCTGACGTAATCGTATCCGCAACCATTCCCAGGTCTTCACCTGACGCTGCAGCCGCACTCAACACACCAGGTAAAGCTTTAGTTGCTTGAGCCGAATCGAAACCTTTTGCTCCCATTTCTGCAAAAGCTGCTGCTACCTGACCTGTTGAATACACAGAGTCTTTTGCCATATCAAGAATCGCTTTCTTTACTTGACCATAATCACCTTGCGTTAATACAGCTGCTTTACGAGTTTGTGATTCAAATTCACGTGACTTCTGAATCATACTCCCTAAAGCAAAAGCCGACGCTGCAGCCGCAGGACCAAATGCATTTTGCATCGTTTGTCCTGTTTGCTGCACACGTCGGCCCATTTCAATTGCTTGGTTACCTACTTCTTGAAATCTAGCCCGCCATCCTGAGTAATCAGGCGGCGGTGGTGCTGGTGGCGCTGGCGGTAATGGTGGAGGCGCTGGCGGTTGTGGCGCTGGTGGGATAGGAGGTGGTCTACTAATCTGCTGAAAAAATTTGTTCCAAGCTTGTGTAGCTTGTCCAAGGTTACTTATCAAATTAGATACATCTGCAATCACCTGAGTTTCTACCTTGTTCTGGCTCATTCACCTCACCTACCCTTCCTCTTCTTTTATTTGACTTTTAATCATCGATTCTATTTGATCAAAGAACGATTCGTTTCTTTGAATCTTTTCAACCACTTCTTGTCGCTCTTGTGTTTGTTTTTCAATATCACGAACACTTTCTGGACGTGTATATATATCCGCTAATGATTTGATTTTGTCGCTTTGTGCATTTCGATTAAACAAAGCTTGTACACTTGCAAACTCGTACTTATCCAGTAATTGTTCTTTATATCCATTGAGCATAATGTGGTATTCTTTGAGGCTAATACGCCAAGATTGCAAGGTGGTCATATTAAAAAAACGAAAACACTCACCTTGCAATTCATCTATATTTATGCGTACAGGTTCTCGAACGACTTCTGCTGTTCCGCTGTCATCGTCGCTAGAAGTTTCTTCACTGTCTTCTGGAAGAAAAAACTATTTAGCACAACCGCTTTGTTATACTTTAGAATTTCATCAAGATCTAGCTTTTGATCATTAAATAATTTTTCTACCTCTTTTTGTACCGCATCATATGTAATACCTTTCGCGGTATGAATTAACGCATAATAGATCACATCAATGAAGTTTGTAATTCCTCCTTGCATCGTTTGAGAAACAAATTGCATCGGTCCGCCATTTTCATCTAGCAATCTAATTGCTTCTAGACAAAATTTCAGTTCAAATTCTTCTCCATTGACTACAAAACGTGTATATGATTTTTCGGCCATTATTAAATCCCTCCAGGTTTTTATTCAAAATAAAAAAGCAAGCTAATTCGCTCACTTTACTTATGGTGTAGCTACATCACCAGTTGGCGCACCATTAGGTACTGTACTAATTGTGCCTTTAGAAATTTTTCCATTTAATTTTAAACCGATAGAATACTTTGAGTACTCCTCATTTTCATGAGACAACTCTAAGCTATTCAACATGTATGTTCCTGATTTGACCTTAAATGCGGAAGCCGTTGCACTACGTAGGTTCACCTCATGAATCCTTACTAAAATTTTATTAATAATGGCCTCTTCTACATAATCAAGACCCTCGTCACCTTCTGTACAAATACCTTCAATACTTGCAGATTGTGTTACATCACCGTAATCAGATCCGCTTTTATCCTTTGTTTTTAACTCAATTTCTCCCGCTTCAATTGATCGGGAACCCGATGTTTGGTTATAAAATCGAACCGTTTTTGTAGTTTTCCCATCAGCTTGCGGGATATCAATCAAATAGAGTGTTTCCGCACCTTTAAACTCTGGCGCATTACTTTTCCCTACATTTGCCATTTTTATTCCCCCTCTTAGTTTCTGATCGTTATGGTTATAAAACTTAAATGTTTCGCTGTTAAATTCTCAACACCAGCTTGAGATAGTGGAGCAAAGCTTTTTACCTCCACATTAAAAAAACCGATTCGATTTGGATTCTTTTTGCCTGTATCATACAAGTCAATTGAATCTTCTTCGAATCGGTTAATTAATTTATCTTGCAAATCATTCCTGTCAAAAACTTTATCCGCATACACACCTACTTGGATAAGATGATCTCGCGAGAAATTATCTTTTGAAAATCTATCAATTTTACCTGACAAATCCTCGATAGTAATAAAAGGCTTGTCTTTTCCTGATACAGAAACACCATCGTAAACCCACGTAGTCGGAGCGAAGACATCCAAAGCTTTTTTGAGTGAATACATTACATCATTTAACATAACTAATGCCCCTTCGCTACACGTTGAACAGTTTTGTTTATATCTTCAACAAACGGTTTCTCGCCTTCAAAAGCTGTCTTACGCATAAAACCTTTTTTAGTTTTGTGCGTAAATTCTTGTACTGCCGCGTAAATAAGAGGAGATCCATATGTTCCGATAATTTTTGCCCCTACTACCATCTTCACACTTGCAGGAATACTTTCAGATAAAGGACCAAATAATATCGGAGCACGATTAGATGCTTGATTAGCTTGTAGACGTGTATGTTTTTCTACTGTTTGTTCAATTGGCTTTTTGTACCTATTTGGATTATGCGCTTTTAATACAGCAGTTTGCCCCTTAACAACAACTCTAACCTTCATCAAATCACCCTCTTTACAATTACCTCTCTACGATTTACGCCGCCTAGCCCTCTTTCATCGATGAGCTTGATAACGTAAAAAACACCACGTCTTTCAATTTTTTCTATGTTCTCCAGGTCTGTACTTAAATGAAACGTAACAAGTGCTTCTCCGTTAGTAACATCAAGAGTATCAAACTTTGTTTTTTCGACTAACGTGATTTTCTTCCATACTACTTGAACGGTTTCTTTTCGAGGTAAACCTGGTACTTCTTCTCCTATAATCGGATCCTTTTCCAAAAAACCTTTATAGTACAAAATCACCGGTTCCTTACGTCCTTGTTCAATCATTTCACGATTTTCGCGAATCTCTTTAATATCATCTTCGGTAAGCAAATGCTACACCTCCTCGTTTATTAAGTAATTTAACCGTGACGAACACTGTGGATGAGGGCTTATTAATTGATTCATAAGGCTTTCCGGAATATTTTTCGGGTACTTTCCAGCTCCTAAACCATACGCATCACGTCTTGCCAGCTTGTAACATATGTGCTTTGAATGGTATCGGTGCCGATGGCCATTATCTATAATTTGATAACCTGCCACAATTTCACTTTCTAATCCATTCTGTATAGTAGCTGCTCGGTACGTATTAGTACTTTCGGAAATAGCCACACGCTCAATTTTCCATTTCTCATTATCATGTACTTCTTTAATCTTTTGAGAAATCATATTGATACTTTCGCCTTTTAATACTGCCGGACGAATTACGCTACTCAACCGATCCCTCATATCTCCAGATAAATTCCATACACGATCCGAAAGAATTAAACCGTCTTCTCCAGGTCTTTTTAAAACCTCTTGAATAATTTTCTTATTTACTGCGGTTATAGATTTCACGTCTAAACCTGCTTCTGATAATTTTGATGTGGTCCATTTCGACGTGTTTTCAATTAATCTATGGAATGACTGCTCCGCTTGTTTACGAAATTCATTTTCGTATAAAGTCAGGTCCCGTAATAACGCATTTAACCTACCACGCTTCACAATTCCGTCCTTTTGATAATCATTCAGTAAATCAACCAAAAACAAACGTATTAAGACAATGGCCTTAACAGTATCAGAAACCTGTTTTTCATGCTCTTCCTTAAACTCTTCAGAAATGGCATCAAGTGCTGCATCCATTTCTTGTTGAGAATTGCTCATGTAATCATCTCCCATCTGCTCGCTTAGCAAATGTTTGATGAGTACCTTTGCCCCGTCTATACTTCCTGTACTTTTTAAGAGCATCTGCTGATAATTTCTTATAGTTCCCGAAGATCATCGATTTATCAACCGACTCCTCACCATCTGTATAAGAAAAATAACGTGCTGCGTCTGCTGCGATCGATTCATAAGCAAATGATAGTGCAAGATAAAAGACAGCATTTGCATTTACTTCTTCGGTTAACTCTGACTCAGCTTCGGCTTCAGCTAGCCAATTTCCGATGTCTTCCAGAGTTACTTTTGGAACTTTTGCTAACCGACTTTCCAGCCTTTCCGACACCTTCATTTGGCGTCACCTCCGTCACTGTAAATTTATTAAGAGCTCATGATTCCTGCAGCTTTCAGCTTCGCAATCAGTGCATTAAAGTCTTTCACAACACCCGCCACGTCGCTTGCAGTACTGTCCGCCTGTTTATCAGCCTTTTTAGGTAGTTGAGCTGTTTTTTCTTGTAGTTCTTTAATAGCCGTACCTAATTTAAACTCATTCGCAATTGGCATTGAGTTGTTTAACCGTTGTGCCTGATTTTCAGAAATAGGCATATTTAAAACTCCTTTCAAAATGCAAAAAAGGTAGCTGAAATGCTACCTTTTAAGCCATTGTTTTAGAAACATTCTCAAGAATAGCTATAGATTCTTTCGCATTCTTGATTTCAAATCCAAATTCTCCACGAATGACACGAGAGAAGTAATCCGCACCATTCGGTGTAGCATCTTGATCATAAATCGGAGTTAAGTAACGAGCCTTAACTTTTTCTGTATCAAGAAGTAAAGCACGATCTTTAGGCATATTTAAATCAACTACCACACTAGAAATCGCTCCACCTGGTAAATCAGATACAAACGATAAGATTTGGTAACCTGCCGCAGTATCTTGGCGTGTAGTACGAATTGTATCGCCACCAAGCTTTGTAATTTGTCGTGCGATATTTGGTCCACATAAGATTGTATTTGCTGAACCACCGCGCGTAAACACTTGCTCTACAGCATCATTTAAAGGTTTTGCTGCGATTTCGTTCCCTTTAAAGTCTTGTTTATGAGAACCCTCAGAACCCGCAAATGCGAATAGACCACCTGTAGTACGTGGTTGTGCTGGAGTGCCCGCATATCTACGGCCATAAATTAAAGATGTGTTCGCTTCACGAATCATCTCTTGTAAACGCAAGTTTACTTGGTAATCTAATTCGTTTGATACGCCGTATGTGTTCACTTGTTGCTGTGTACGTGAAACAGATGCGTATCTTGAAAAGATTTGCGAGAAGTTATGTGACACCAGACGATCGTTAATTTCATTCTTACGGAATGCGTCTTCACCTTCTGGTCGCGGTCTTGCGATAACTTTCAATTCTCCACCGGCTGTAATTGCTTCCGCTGTCGTGCCGTCGTAACCACGTTGCACAGTGATTTTATCTGCATTTTCATCAACACTTACTACACGTAGCACTTCTAAACCGTTTTGTACAAGTGCATTTTCAGTGAATTTACGAGCTTCACCTTTTTCTAAAACCAGGTCTGTAGCACCAACAGCTGCTGCAGTTTTCACAATACCTGTATCTGAGTTTAAGTAATCATTTTGCCATTCAAATTTCGTTTGTGTTAACCCTTCGCCTACCCCAATTAACCCGAAAAGAACAGGTGCTTTCGTTAAAATTAAATCCACATTCGCTTGCATTTGTCTTACTTGTTGTTGAAAATCGTACGTAGTTGGTACTGGCATATTTGTAGCCTCCTCAAATTTTTTAAATTAAAAGATCGCTGACTTTTGCCAACGAGTGATTATTTCTTTGCTTTCGCTTCTAGTAACTTGTTATAAATTCGTGTTACTTCTCCCGCAAACTTTGAGTCTTTTAACGCTTTTGCTTTCGCTTCTTCCAGCTCTTTTTCTAGAGCAAGAATTTCATTCGCTCTCGGATTTGTTCCTGGATTCGCGCCACCAGCTGCATCTGCTCCCACAACTTTCTTAAACATCCAAGGTTTACTTTCTTTTAATGCATTAACAGCCTCTTCAACTCCCTGATAATTCCCGTCCTCATCGAGTGTAATGGACGACTTATCTAAAAGAGCCAATACATCCCCTGGATCATTTGCATCTAAAGCACGTGCAATACTCTTAATTTCTGTATTCAAAATACGCGCATTTGCTTTTTCTTGTGCTTTTTGTGCTGCTTCGGAAGCCTCTAATGCCTTTTTATCAGCTTCTTCTTTTTCAGCCTGCAAACGTTCAATTTCCGTCATTTCTTGTTTTTTGCGCTCTTCTTCAGCTTTTTCGTATTCTGCTAACTTTGCTTTTACGTCATCGTAGTCGCCATACTGTTCTGCTGACTTGTTACGTTCACGTTCTAAGCGTTTCTTAACGATTTCATCTAACTCCTCTTGCGTAAAAGTTTTTGGTGGATCATCGGTATCTCCAGGTTTTTTGTTCGGATCATCACCAGAACCACCATCAGAGAAGAATTGAAGGTCTAATCGAAGTGGGAACTTAGGTGTATTTTGGACTTTCTCTACAAAATACTTTAATGCTGTTGCTTGTTTTGCGTATACCATTAGCAAATCCTCCATTTTGAGCCTGTCGGCTATAATTTCCGAAAGTTTATAGCGCCATTTCGTAAGGCAAGTATCACTTTTCGTTATACGGATCCTGAGACTGTCGTTTCAACATCCGCTCTTGCATAATCTCCATGAATTTCTGCTCCGCATTTTCTTTACCACTTCTCGTAATCGCACCTTTAATCGATTCGATTTCGTTAGAAATTTCATCTCCTAGCTGTTCAATAAGCGCTTTTTGATCTTGCGGCAACGGTAAACCGAAAATAATCTTGCTAGCATAATAATTATCTACTTTTGCTAACATCTCTTTATCGTATTTGAATTTTGGGTCATCCTGCCTTGCTTTCATATAACGCAAAATATACTCATTTAAGGTTTGTAGGCGTGATTGCCATATAACCCATGAGCGTTGCGTTTTCGAAATGATGTTACTGAATAAAAGCTGTACGGCCATGTCATTTATACCGCCTGTATTCATATCCGCGGTATTTACCATTGGCACTTCTGCTTTTTCATGTAGGCGTTTCTGCAATCGATCCAGATAAGCTTCAATGGTTTCTTTAAATCGGAATCCACTTTCCAACTTTTTAGCACTAGGTTCACCTGCATCTTCAGCGCCGTCACCTAAATCCCATTTCGCACCAGGTGCAACTTGAAGTGGATTCTTCGGATCCTCATCTACATTCGTTAACAACGTAATAGCAAACATTTCAAAACGTAATGCGTCCGAGTAATCAGACATTTTTTTATCGATTTCATCAGACAGTTTAATCGTTTTTTCAAGCTCGCTGTAACCTGTCGTACGTTTACTTAGTTTTTCAGTCGGTACAGGTACAACAGGAATAAAATCGATACCCATTGATGAGCGTTCAACCCTATCCTCTTGTTTTTCTAAGTCACCGTTGTATACAGTCTCTTCAATTTCACAGTCGTACTCACCAGTCTCTTCACGCCAAACTAAGTAATACGATAACTTCCACATTTTCGTCTGTTCCTCATCAAGCCAAGCAATAAAATGAACTTCTTCCAGTTGATCTATATCCCATTCGCTATACTTCGCAATGACTTCCGTCGATGGATGCCAAATAATTTTAAATTCACCCCGACGTTTATCGTAGTGAAGACGGGCATACACACCAGTTTTGGAAATAGCCCGGTCTTTCGCTGCTGCAAGTAATTTCTCATGCATTCGGTTGTCATCCCAAACCCATGTTAATAAACGCTCTTTTGCTTTTGCTCTACTATTTTCCGCTTGCTGTTCTTCGCTAGGTTCATATCCTGATTGAATCATAAGTGCCGGATCATCTATCACATCAGGAGGAACTGTTACTTTTGGCTCCTTTTCAAATTGCCATGCCGCAATCATATTTACGATTTTTTGAGGATAATCAAGTTGTATTTTCGTAGGTTCATAATCTAGATTGTCAGGCTTTTTGTAATCAGACCATACATTTAAGTCACCGTCATACCGTTCATATAACCGAACCTCAGCCATCATTCGTGTCCACTCAGAATCACCAAGCGCGGTACGAACTGGCATTACAATTTCCACCGGATTCATAAAATTCCAATCCCCTTGTACTCTCATTCAGGTCCCTCCCTTCTTAATATCTTGAATTTCCTGTAGTTCCCGCTTTACGTCTCGCACGTTTATACGCAATAGAAAAAGCCATTTGAACCGCATCCGGACCATCATCGTGTGGATGCATCGGATACATTTCAAATTGCTCCAATAAAGCACGTAAATGTTTCATAAAACGTAACTTACCGCTCTGTATATCCGGTAATAATGACTCAATACGTAGTGCTTTTCGTGTACGTTGCTTAATTTGTTTCAAGCGAGTCGATGAAGGGTATCCTTTCTTTTGCAACGCTTCGGCAACCTTCTCAGCAAACCACTCCTGCGCTTGTTGTGCCTCTACCGCAAGTGCTTCGTATTGATATTCCAGCGTGTATTCCACAGCCTTTTCTAGTAACGTATTCGGATGAACACGCTCCATAAAAATATCTATAACGTAACAAGTACCTGTTTCCACGTTTTTTGCAAGTGTAACTACTACGCTATAGTCACCTTTTTCTTTTCCCATTGCAAAATCGACTGCACCGTAATACAAAAGTTGTTTATCTTTTAGATCACTTTCAGTACAGTACGTGAAATATTTAGGTTTAAATATCTGTCTTTCCTCATCAGTCGGGTTGCATAAGTACTCCTGATTAAAAGCTTTTGTTCCGTCATCTTCCCTAATTTCCATCAAATCGATGTAAGGGAAATGTGATGGCCATAACGTTTTTGTACCTCGGAGCATTTCTTCTTTGTTCTGCTCATAAAATTCACGAGCACGATCCGCCGATTCTGGATCATCTATTTGACGAATTTCACGCCATTCTTGCCATAAATCTTCGCGCTCTGACCACTTTAGAATTGCTGGGAATGATCTCGATACGAAATCACGACGGTTTTTAATCACGTGATGCAATAAACTGTCGTAACAAACGATGGTACCCATATAAATACAAGCACCCTCTTGACGACTCAAACCTGGTAACAACTCTTCCTTGAACCAACGTTTGTTTTTTGCAATCAAATCAACTGTCGCGGTATTTTCTTTACTCTCCAAATCATCCAAAATATAAAGCTGAACCCTTTTTGAACCGTGACGTAATCCACGTACCTGTGTCCCGATACCTTTTGCTTCGACTTTCGTGTTCGTTAAAGTCACGAACTCTTTATCGTTATCTACTTCATTTCGGCTCTTTTGTTCATGAAGCAAAATACCGAAGTCCTCACGTAATTTCTCGTTGTACTTTAACTGATCACGTGCCCATGATATAAAGTCACCAGCTACATCGGATGTCTCAGAAATCAAAACAATGTACTGCTTTAATCGATACACGACTTGATGACACAAATAACCGTTACTCAGATAAGCTGTTTTCGCGTGGCCACGTCCTACACTCCAGGCTACTTTTTTCTTTTTCTCCCTACCTGTTGTGATGTCATCTAATAGCCCGCATAACGTTTGGTGAAATTCTGCAGCGTCATCCATCGTTACTCCAGCTGGAATTAAGTTATCCGGATTACCGGGATTCCCTTCTTCAGAGAAATACTCATACATGAAATACAGCATGTCATGTTCCCCGCGGTGCACCCTTTTTAACTTTTCTAGCTCATCGATGTCAGCAAGTAGTGTATCCATGTAATATCCTGTAGCCTCGCCAGTTTCGTACAACTCCTGTAATTTCTTTGCCCTTTCTGCTACAAGATTGATACGCTCCTGACGTTCTTGACGGGCTAACCATTTACCGTCTATATATGCCATGTAGCCCGTCCTCCTTTTATTCGCCTGTTAATTTTTTTAATTTCTCAAGCTGTTCTTCGATTTCGGCATTAGTACGAGTCGCATTTCCTAGATCACCCTCGATTACTTTCTTGTCAGTCAGTAAACCGAATCGCTGCATGTACAATTGCATCGCTTTTACACTTGGTTGCGGTCCTAAGATTAACTGCATTAACTTGCTATAGACCTGCTCTCGCTTCTCTGCAAGGAAACTGTCAGCCACTTCGCTCTTGAATGCAATAAAGTCTTGATTCTTAGTTCGCCACTCCCAAAGCGTTGTCCGATTAATGCCGAGTTCATTCGCCATTTCGTCTTGGGTTCTTTTTTCCTCGTTATTCGATTCCATCAACTCGTTTTCTACAAGTAAGTACGCTGCTTGAATTTGTTTAGCCGTGAGTTTCTGCTTTAATTCGTCTAACTTAGCCATTGTTTCGCTCCCTTTCTTCGTGAAATAAAAAAAGGCAACCGATTTAGTATCGATTGCCTTGAAACTATTAATATTTTCATAACATAGCGTTTATTTTTTATTTAATGAATTTACTATATTGTTAATATAAACTCGAAATTCATCATCACTTACTTTATTGTGTCTAGCATCATACGTTGAACTAACTCGATTGTATAGTGCATATTTAGAAAAAATAGCGTAAGAACCGCCATTAATCCCTCTATGTACAGTACGTGCACTATCAGGAAGTGGAATTGAATTTCCATACTCGTCGTAACCTAGATGGCCAATCTCCCGAACAGCATAATCTACATACACACCAGCTTCAAGTTCTAGAACTTCTTCTCCATAATAGCTCATAGACCATGATACTTCCTTATCAAGTTCTGATTCAAATACTTGTTCCACTGGAGTTGTTTCTTCATAGACACCACTAGCTTTAAAAGGCTTAGTATTTAGTCTAAAATACCACCATTCAGGGTCTTCCCCTACTTGGTGAAAAGTCAATGAGTCGGGGTTTACTATATATGTAGTACGGCCTTCAAATGTTAACTCTATACGACCTTCTTCATGTGATGCTGTGGCTCCATGTAAATCTAAGCCACCACTTGTAGGTAAAAAGGTATGATTATCCGCTTCATCTGTACCAACCGCATTTAAAATTTCAATTATCTGGTTGCGGTCAGTAATTTTAATTAAATCATTTTGGTTTTCACCAAATACCCTATGAACCATTTCTTTCCACAAAACTAACTGCTTCTCTTTTGTTTTCGCATATTTCTCTTCGTATGTATTCACGCTTCTTCCTCCCATCTCATTTCCTACAGAAAATGTAAGTTAAGTCCTGTTAAGTATACCATAGAAGTTACGCATTCTTTTAAATTTTCACTAAAATCCCACTACCTGAGTTTCAAAATCATGGCGGAACGTTACGGGCGTCTGCCAGCCCTTAATCAAAATTGCCCTCCCCCGGGGGATTGAATTTTTTGTGACCAAAAAGAAAAAGCCGGAATTATTCTTCCGACTCTTTTTTCTTTTTTGCTCGTATTAATGTACTTTTACTTATTCCAGTCATTTTTTCTACTTGCGTATATGAATGCTTATCTAATAAGCCTAATGCATGCTGAATTTGTTTCTTGTTAAACTTCTTCGGTCTACCTTCTCTGAAGTCTGCACGTTGTTTAGCGATAGCTTTACCTTCTTGTGTTCGTTCAACAATCATGTCACGTTCAAACTCAGCGAACGCGCTCATTACATTAAAGACCAGTCTCCCTGTAGGTGTATCCTCTATCAGTCCCATGTTTAGCACATGAACCTTCACACCTTTTTCAAACAGTTCTCTCACAGTCTGTATCGCATCTACAGTTGAACGAGCAAAGCGATCCAGCTTAGTAACTACCAACGTATCACCTGACTCCAGTATCGATAACAACTCCTTAAACTTAGGTCGATCGGCTTTTGTTCCCGTGAACTTCTCTGAATAAATCGTATCGCAACTTTCCTTCTCCAACGTTTGGATCTGTGCTTCTAAGTCTTGGTGAACCGTACTTACCCTCGCATATCCGTACTTCATTCATATCAGCTCCATTTCAGGTCTAACTAATGACACTAAGTTAAGACACCGTTTGATACCTTGATACTATCACACCTATAGCGTAGTGTCAAAACCTTTAAGTTATGGAACTGGTTACACTTAAATTTCAATATTATTAGTTACTCCCAAAATAAAAAACGCTCCCCAATTTGAGAAACGTCATTAAAAAACGAACCTAAAGCTAATCGTCAAGTAAACCCCACTCTTTAGCTATTTCAAGTCCTGTTTCTATGTCATCTGGTATATCATTAGTGTCAAGTTCGTTCAACGCTTCTGACATTGATTCGTGTTCATTTTCCCACCAATCCATTAATTCATCTTCAGGATCTTTTACCATCAATACCACTCCTTAAGAAAATATAACCATTAATATTTTTATAACGACGATACCCCCTGAGTTTTAAAGACCTGTTTCTCTCAGTGAGCTCGGCTGATAAAAATACCTATAGATTATACCTTTTATGTTGGCAGTGGTAAAGTAACAACTACAGTAGTTACCTCAGTTCCTACCTACTATATACGCCACAGTCAGTCCAATCCAACGAGCATAGAAAAAGCCAGGATACCTATGACGTGGTCCCTGGCTTTTGACATTATGAATATATGGAGGATATGTACACAGAATACCTATTCTAGCATAAATTGTACCTAGAAAAACCCTACTTTGTCAAGTCCTGTTCAACTTTTTTTATTAGCTGGTTCATACCCACCATATCACCATTGATAATCCGATAGAGCATATCTACAGCTTTATCACAGTACTTATAGTATTCATTGGCGTGTATATTCAGCTTATGCAGTATACGTTTCCTCGGAATCTTCACCACGTACCGCGCTATAACAATATACCGCATGTTCTTCGGTAATTGTTTAACAGCCTGATCCAGCACAATCTTATTCAGTCGCCCATCACTTTTCCCGTCCTGTGCATTAGGACCCGTAAAGCTAGGCGGCGCATCTGGGAACCGATCACCTACAGCCAGTGATTCATAATTCTCCAGCCATAAACGTATCGTCTTCTTTGAAACATAGCCATCAATTCTGGTCATCTCCGAACCTCCTGACTCAGAAAATCAAACCCCTAAAACAAACACCTTAAACCATTAATAGTATTACATACTATATAACTATTAATAAAT